CGTCTTGCGGCTGTCCCCGAATCCACACCCCGAAGGATGTGCGCTTCGTAGGCCATCGACCGCGGTAGATTACCTGCGGCACGTTACTCACCTCATAGATAGAGGACGAGCATCTGTCCAGCCACGTCGGTTTCGCCACCTTGCACATTTAGTGTGATGGTTAGTGCCGCGAACGATGTGTTGAACGTGTGGTTGTTCGATGCGTGTGTCTCCGCAAGTGGTGCGGCTGCGTTCTCGTTGATGAAAACGCCCAAGATGGACTCAATGCCACCTGAGAGGATGCAGGTTTCTGTGTCTGCGCCTCCGGTGAAGTTGATTAAAGCCATCTTAGGTCCACTTGTGTAGCCGTTCGTCCCATCGGTCTGACGGGGTTCAAAGCCTGTCAGTGTTCCGGGGTAGGTCGAGCCGCCACCGAGCCATGTTTCGCTGTCTTGTGTGCCTGCTCGCAATTCCATGTTCATTGCGAGAGTTGTTGTCATTGTGCCTGCCAGTGTTAGTGATTCCATTTCAGATTCCTCCTGTTATTGTCTCCGATGACCTCAAGAAAGGTCACGAATACTCCCCTGCGCGCCGAAGAAAGAACACCAAAGTTCTCCCATTGTTCGATACAGTCCTTCTTGTCCGAGGCGGTTGATTGCGAACGGGTCACCGGTCTCAATTCCACTCTCAAAGTATTGGGTTGGGATTGCTGTTTGGAACCATAGATAGTCAGTGTCGAGATAGTAGATACGACTGCTGCCATCGGCTACGATGTCCTTGCTTGGAATGATTGGAACACCGTTGTATGTTGCAACGATGAATCCGGCTTCCATACCGGGGACACCCTTTACGCCACTGTATGATGGTGTGACGCGCTTGGTTTCCATGAATCGCTGTTGGCTCTGCAATAGTTGCTGAATGTTCATCAGTGTGTCATAGCCAGTCAGGATAACCTTCGGGTTACCACCACGAGTCCATACTTGCTGGAAGATGGTATCAAGGTGGTCAAGGCTCAATGCGCGAGTAGCGACACCGTCCGCGCTGCAAGATACTTCTGCATTGTGGAAGTCTGCACCACCGTCACGAGTGATGGAATACATGTCAAGGTCAGTTGCTGCGTCTCTCCAACCTGCTGCGTTCATTACGTCAGGGTTTGCAGTGACTCGGTCAAGTGACTCAAAGTCGTTACCAGCGGTTGTGTCAACGTCGCCTGTCATCATTTGGTTGATATGGTCAGCGTGGTGCTTACCCATTTCTTCCTTGAGGACTTGGCGCACGTCGCCCATTCCGTCGTCCTTGTCGGACAAGAACATTGCAACTTCCGAGAGGTCGAAGGTGTGCGCGACCGTCTTGGGCTTCGCTGCAACGTGTAGGAAGGTAGGCTTGGTGGTCTCCGGTAGGGTTGCGTTTTCTGCAACACCGCCGCCCTTGGTGAAGGACGCCTTACCGGTGATGATTCGCCAGCCCGACTTCTCCCACGGCTTCTTGGGCAGAATACTGAACGCGTTGAATTCTTGGTTCAGTTGTGACCAAACCTTGCGACCGTAAATCGCTTGGTAGGTGCCTGCTGTCGTTGATAGTAGCGGTGCGTCGCTTTTCAGGATGTCACCACTGCTGTAGGTGTAGCCTGTTAGGGCATTACCGCCGTAGTAGTAGCGTTCCATATCTTGTATTGTTCGGACATAATCTCGTGCCATATTATTCGCCTCCTCTTAGTGCGCCTGCTGCGAGTCTGTGGACTTCATCCCACGACATATCAGCAAGGTCGTTGCTTGAAGGAACCTCGACGAGTGTTCGGTTTACACCGGCACTCTTGTTGATTGTCTCACCGCTACCGGTGGACAGATTGTTGATGCGGTCATTGAGCGCAACAACAGCCTTCTGCAAATCAACGAGTGGACCGCGGCTGTCAAAGCCACTGCGCGCCTCTTCGTTGTGCTTGTGCATCATTTCGCTCTCAAATCGGTTTGCGAATGTGCTACCCAATTCGGACTTGAATTCTTCTTCCATTCGGGCCTGCTTGTAGACTTCGTATGCCGCTTCAGCCTGTGCTGGTGTGACATTTTCCTTGATGACAAACTTGTTGCCAGTAGGTGCTGGGTCTGCGCTTGCGCGGATGGCAAACTTGTTGCCGCTTCCGCCGCTACCCATGTCCATCTTAGGTCGCTTGGAGGATTCGCCCTCACCTGCGCCTTCGATGCTACCCTGTCCGCGGTGGTCAAAGCCGTGCTGGCCGGGACCATATCCTTTGCTCACACCATCAAAGTGTGCGCGTGCGGCTCGGGTGTCAACGCCCGCTGACTTCAGCGTGCTTTCCATCCAGTTTAGGTAGTCTGTGGTGATGATGTCGTCAAATCCTTTCTCGACACCTTCATCAGACATTTCAAGGGACTCTTTGTCGTCATCCTTGTCTTTATCCGCAAACGGGTTTTTGTTCTTTTTGCTATCAGGCTTCTTGTCTTTTGATGATGATGAATCGTCTTTCTCGTCCTCGGCTTCGTCGAGTCTCTTTGACAGTCGTTCCATCACATCATGCAGTTGTGTTACTACGTCGTTTTCGGTCATACTTTCAGTCTCCTGTTTCAGTATTCTGAATTGTGCTTCGGGGTTGATGCCTTTTTCGCAAATTGTGACTTCGTGCAATTCCATCCGGCTGATTTCCCGGTAACTTCCTCGCTCTTTGTCACTCTTGCTAACTCGCTCAAACGCTTGCCCGCCAATGCTGAAAGACTTGAGGTTACCCTTTCGTATTTCAGCCGCGACTTCGCGCGCCTTCTCGATGTCATTTCGTAGGCGGATAACAACGAACATGCCGCTGTCATCCACTTCGGACTTCCACATCCGCCCTGAAGAATCTGTGTATTCGGGGATAACTTCCCCGACTTGTATATTGGAGTGCGCAAGTTGCACGTTGCGGCAACCGGCGTTTTCCATGAATTTTCTGAATGCGCCATTAAGTGCGCCTGTAGTGATGAGGTCTCCTTGCTTGTCGACCATTTCGACACTTGCGTAACCTGCGCAAATGAGGTCATCCCCAATCCCCTTGAGTAAAAGCGGGGAGTGCGCAGACGAAGCCCGAGACATGATTGCACTTGACATCACTATCGGCCCCGACACTACGCAATGGTATTTAATCTGATTGCAATTCTAACATTGCGCTGTCTTCACTGATGCGCAGTGCGCCCTTCTCACCTTCGTCTGTAGTGATTGTGGTAGTTTTTCCGCCCTTGTGCTTCTTTTTTGCGGGTTTTTCGGGGTCGTCTTCTGTTGGATAGAAGTCCGGTAATGTGGATGGGCGCGTCAATTCTGTAGGTCCGCGCGGTGCGGAGTCCTCCGACCCAAGACCAATTGCGAGACCCTTCGGACCTGTCCATGTCATCTTCTCTTTCGTAAGTAGCGCATCAAGCAAATTGAGTGCTTTGATGACAACGGGGTCTTTGAGCAATTGGTTGCGGTCGACCTTTTTTGGTTTCTTGTCTTCAGGGCGCGGGTCAATCAAGACCTGCTTCTTTTTCTTCTCGCGCTCGGGTCGCGGGTTGTAATCCAATTTGGCAACACCTTTGAGCATGAGCGCAGCCAATGGTTCCCAACACGGGCGCACTGTCTCCGCAAGACGGATGGAGAAATCGCCCTTCATGGACTCTCCGCGCCCTATTCCCCATGTGTCCATAAGCACGCCTGTCTCATTTTCCATGCGGTGGGCCTTGTAAATCACATCGTCTTCAAGGCTTGGCAAAGACACAATGATATTGGTGCCTTGGACTGACACTGTATGTGGGATTTGTGGCACGCCTGACTTCGCAAGCAAACCAAGTGTCTGTGCGCTATCTGTTGCGTTAGATTCTGCGCGCGATTGCAATTTGGCACCGTTCAATGTGAACACTGCGTGCCCATCGCGTTCTCGACGTGTCACGCTGCCGACTGTTACGGTCGCATGGTCACCTTCTTCAAACGAACCGTCTCCATCAGCGGTGCCGACATCCATGTAATGCTTGTCACCAAGTTTCTGCGCACGGTTCCCAAGACTCTCTGCGTCTTCT